TCATAATCAAGGTCGTCAAGATCAACATCATCATCACCTTCTCCTGCAATTAGGTCGATTTCCATTTCATTTTGTTCTTCGAGTTTCTTCTTACAATAGGCGTAAATTTCCTCAGTAAGAGAAACAACATCATCCCAAGTTTCAGCGTTTTCAACTTTCTTGAGAAGAACCTTTTCTTCGGAAGAGAAGGTAATATTCATATGCACATTACCACCCTTGAAATAGATATTCAAGCGGTCGATAAAGTTCATTGAATTGATATCACGGTTAGCGGTACCGAAAAAGTCACGCTCAACCAGTTCTTTGTAGCCAGCAAGATAGTTGCGACGGCAGCCAGGATAACGGCGCTTTTGACGCTTATCAATACGAGCATCCTCGATAACATTCAAGAAGCCTTGAACGGTACGACGGAGAGCCTCGGAGACTTTCTCACCAGGAAAAATCTTAGCAGCAAGATCATCGGCAGTCTGCTTATAAACATCGGCAGACGGAGTATCAAGAGCATGACCAGTTTCATGAACCAGCAAAAGGTCCTCAAGGTCATTAGAGATACCCTGCCAGATGGGCAGCATAAGGACACGGTTCTTAAGGTCAAACATAGCCGTCTTAAGCGCCGGGTTGCGCTGGACGGTGATGTTTTCCGTAGCGAGGAGTTTAGCAAGAAGCGACTTATCCGACATATGTGTTCCTTTCACGATTTTCATAAGTATAGCAAATCAGGCCGGGTTTGTCAAGTCCTAATGGAATCAATCACTTACGAAGATATACATATAGCCAAGAAACGGAATAGATCAGAATGTAAACGGCAGCGACCATTAGGAAAACTTCCGCAATCTCACCGGTATGCTTAAGCTTATCAAAATCGAAATAGTTAGGGGTATAATGCATCATTTAACCTTTCTGAAAACGAAAACGGGTTCATATTTCAGCATGATCTTTTTGCCATTGTTTTCAATCTGACAAAAGTTTTTCATCTTGCCTTCAAGGATGACTTCCGTTTCTTCTTCGCCGGTAATAGGGTTGATTGTTACCTTTTCACCAGTCTCAACCATTCTGTTTCCGCCCGGCATTTGAGCAAGAGCCATCTTTAGAGTTCCGACATATTCCATTCCCAACTCTTTTAATATATTACAGGAATCTTCCTCTAATGTCAATAGCTTCCCATCAAATGCAGCATCAGCAATGTTCCAAAGAAGATAACGATCCGGTCGTAGGTAGCTAACGGCAGTCTCCAGAGTAGGTCGTAGAAAACCATCAACCCAATCCTCATATTGCGAAAACTTGTGACAAGATTGTTCGGGATCATCCGAATAGACCTCTTTTGCAAAATAAGGTGGTGAAGTGAACACCATATCAAGCTTGCCCTTATACTTTTGAAAGCCAGGCTGAAACTGTGCTACCTCAGACCCACACTGAAAAATCTCATATGTGTGTGACTTAGGGAACAGACTGCCATTCTCTCTTACATTCTCATTGAAGAAATCTGCCACTTCATGGTACTTAGTGCGACCAGGAGTAGTGTTATGGTCTGTATTAGGATCAGTACCAATGTAATGAATCGTTCTCTTGTCATCTACAGACATAGCTCCTACGATACGACCTGCCCAACCACTAGAAGGATCCCAAATGTTGATTACATCTTGATCCTTGATATGATCAGTGAAACGCTCATAAAGATAACGAGCGGTGAGTGGTGGATAGTTCACCGCATACTGACAGAAAGACACTCTAAATGATTTAAGACCTAGAGGGAATATCTTCTGTCCTAGTTTGAATAGACGAATGGTGTATGCATTGGTCTTGTTACGATCAACATTGGTGCGACAACGCTCTGGTACCTTATCAGCATAATCAGCGTCCACAATCACATTCTGTTTCTTGCCTAGAGTAGCAGAATAGCCTGTGTAAACCTTATCTTCTTTGATAGGGCAAAGCCAGTAGTCCCAACCTTCTTTGTCTTTCATAAACTCAATAAACTGGTCAGCAGACTCAACATGATATGGAATGTTGTTTATGCGTCCGGTATCACCAATGCTAATAGGATTGGAATAATGGTAAAAAGAGTCACGCTTAAAGTGTCTAGAGGCATAAGTAACGAAGGTGTCCAGATAGTCATCATCAGCAAAATAATCATAGATCGACTTAGCCTTGCCTTTTGTTGAATATGAAATGCCCGTCTTCATCATGGTAGGGAACCATTGATTGACAGCATTGCCTACTACAGAGGTGTTACGAATAACATCTTTCTCACCTGTGCGAAGGTCGAGCGTTTCAAACTCATGAACTGGAAATGAAACCATCTTCTGAAAGTTATCAACTATACCATCTTTGGTAAAACCCACACGAGGAGGAATGCCTTCTTCATCCCATAAGCGCACAACCTCTTTACGCATATCAATGACCCACTGACGAAACTCATCATTGGTCATCCATAGCAGTTCTTCAAATGTCTTATTGACAGGAGAGTTTAGTAACTGGTCATTGCGTTCATAAAACCATTGCATTTAGCATTCCTTCAAACTGTGCATAATATTGGTCAGGCGTCTTGAGGACGGTAAAAAGTTTGTTCTCAATTTCTTCGAAGTGATCAATATACTCTAAACTGTGATACTTGTCAAGATACTCATCGAATGATCTTACCCTCTGCCAATCGGTAGCGACAAAGGTTTTATCTTCGTCATAGTTATCCCAGACAAAGGGAAAGATGCCACATGCAACGGCTTCAACATATCTTGAGGTTGTTGCTTTAGGATCCATCCAGTTAAAGCATAATGTGGACCGTGAAAGCAATAGAGTAGGAAGAATGTCTTTCATCTTACCCCATCTTTGGTCTCTCTTGAAACCATGAAAACGACCAATGAACCATGTATCAAGGTCGCTCTTATGAATCTGTTTTAGAATTGTATGGCGCTGGTCGCCTGATAGCTTACCATCAATTGTCTTGCGCTTGTCCGAACCCCAATATACAAAGTCAATCGTCTTCTCATCATGAGGGAAAAGAAAACTATGGTTCTTGATGAAACGATATTTCATACCATGAACATTACCAAAGTCACATTCATCAATCGTCTCATATGTAATGTTCATATTAGGGAAGACTTTAGTTCTGTATAGTTCTTCATCGTCACGGCGATCTGACCGTAGAATGATGACCTTCTTGCCTTCAAAGTATGGTTTGATTGTCTCAAGATGCTCATTAGATCGTTTCAAATCTAATGTGTGAATAGCACCAGGGATCCAATAAGTGAACTCTGCTTCACTGGGTATGATGATAATGTCTGCATTTTTGATTGCTTCTGGTTCACGACGAGGCTTCATGTTGAAACCGAAATTGTAATAATACCATTCATGCTCAGGATGATTGCGCACATACAACTTTAGCAACTCAAAGAATGAGTCCATGATATGTTCCAACGGAACGATATAGTTAGCCGAAGAACGGAGACGACAAATACAAATCTTCATCCTGCTACATTCCATACCAGACAAGGCTCTTTTCGGGAGTGTCCTTCGTGATATTCTTTCATGACATGCCATACCTTTGCATCATAGGTAGGTGCAGAAGGATAAGGCGGTGTATGTTCTTTCTTCACTGGCTTGTCAAACTTGTATGGCGACTTGTGCAGTATGGCACGCCCGATTTCTCTAGGGCCCATTGTATGTCCTACAGATACCACATGAACTTCTGCATCAGGCCATGCAAGTTGCAATGCTCTCGTTAGAGTGCCAGATGATCCTACGGACCAGACCTCTTTGGGAGAAACCGCAATAGAACGAGCAACACGAATAATACAAGCAATCGAGGTAGGGTGTTCAACACCAATTGGAAGTAATGCTCTTTCGTCAGGCAATTCTGCAACATAGTCTTTAGCCCTCTTTTGCGTAACCGGAAGCATACCGTTCGGGACCCAATGATATTCACCGCCAAGTTCAATGCCACGCTTTTGATACTCATGTAATTTATCCATCGATCTTTCTGCCATAAAGATTACGGCTTTTTTGTTATAACGATTGCAAATGAAGGGGAGGGAGATTTGAGCATAGCCAGTTGCAGGCGATGATCCATACACCCACTCTTTTATGTTTGCATATTCAGTCGCATGACCAATAAGATAGTCACCGGCTCTCGCCTTAGAACCAACAGAAAGAAGGTCATCACGAACAACATGATAACCTTCGTGTTCTACAATCACTGGTGCAGGATTGGGATCAACCCAATTGCCGATTAGGCTTAGATAGTCTTCTGCTGTTTCATTGTATAGCGTCATCTTTGCTCACTAGTTCAAAAGCATCCTCAGGGAATGTTTTATTTGGTTGCTGACCGATAAGTGTTACAATACCAGCGTCGGCAATCATCTTGTCTATTATGTATATCTCATCTATTAGAAGTTCACGATTGACATAAGGAAAGCCTGGCTTCAATCTTACAACATCACCAGACTTAAATGTGTTAAAGTCAACTTTCACTTCCAGCGATCCTTAATCTCTTTCACCCGCTCATTCATAAATGTTTCTAGAATCTCACGAACATTGTCATACTTAGGATTGTTTCTCACATGATATAATTCTAGGGTATAAGCAGAGAGAACAAGTTGTTCATGCGAGTAGTGGTGGGTCTTGTGCGGGTCTGGTTTTTCCATTAGTGAAATGCTCCTGTTTTGATTAGGCCAGAGACATAGATTAAAGTAATCACCAACTGGATTATGATTAACGACCACTTACGCCATGATAGAGCAACAACAAGCCATCCTAGATTACCTGCCATTGATAGATAGACATTAAGCGGGTATATGTTTACAGAGGTTAAATAGGCACCACACAATAGAATTGCTGTTGATGCCCACTCAAATACAAACTCAACTTGCTTCGGCACAGACATTTACATCACCCATTTGCGAGAGTCCGGTCCACAGATTATCTATGTTATAGGTATAATACCCAAAGGGAGTATTAACAATGGTAATCATATCGATTCCTTTCATTGATGATCTATCATAGATGATCAACCCTCTTTTGTCAAGGTGCTAAAGTTCTTTACCTTCTCAAACTTGATAGTTCTTTCAAATCTATCAATCATTGTGTCCTTATGGGAAATGACAAACACATTAGTTCCTTCATGTCCGATATCCCACATGATACGGATAAACTCATCAATACCGCTAGAGTCCATAGCACGATCTAGTATCTCATCGAACACAAGGATATTGACATTGACACTATTCTTTAGTTTGGCAATCTGTCGCCATGTTAGAAGAATAGCAAGGTCAATTCTTAACTTCTCTCCTTCTGAGAAATTGTGGTATGAGAACTCGTCTCGGTATCTAGACTTGATAGATTCTTCGAATGACTCATTGATATTAAAGTTGACGAAGAAGCCAAGTTTTGCAAGATACTTGTTGATGTGTTTGTTAATGATGGGTAGATACTGCTTAATGATCTTAGTTTTGATTCCACCATCTTTGAGTAGAGTAGTAGCGAGGTCGATGTATTGACGCTCATCTAAAAGGGTCTCCTTCTCCTTTTGGAGGGTGGAAATATCATGTTGCACTGTTTCAAGTTGTCGTTCTGACTCTTGGGTGGTTTTATCTGACCCAGAGAAGGATTCAATCTGCTCAACAACTTGGCGCAGATTATTAGCAATATTGTTATAGGAAGACTTAGCAGATGCCAAGTCCATCTTAAGGATGTTGATGTTAGTAAGGATCTTTTCAATCTCATCGATTTCCGTTAGAACCGAGTCAATCTGCTTTTCAACTTTATTTAGTCCGTCGGAAAGTTCATTGATCTTAACATCATTATCTTCGATCATCTTTTTTGAAAACTCAGGATCAATATCCTGACGACAAGTCGGACATGTGCCTGTAGCTGCAAAGAAGTCAATGTCTTTGACATACTTATCACGATTAGCTTCCATCTTTGCTCTGAAAGATAGTAGCTTAGAATGCTTAGACTTAAAAGGTGATAGATCAAGATCCTTTTCAAGAGCCTTCTCTAGCAAGACTTGACGATTAGCCACACCTTGCTTTTCAATAGCAACCTGTTCCTCTAGGCCCTGCTTCTTTGCTTCTAGTTCTCTTAGCTTTTCTTCACTGTTGGCCTTGAGTGAAGCGAGAGTCTTTTCGATATAAGACTTGTTTTCATCCTTAGATGTTAGAATGACACGGTTCTTCTCCAAACCTTCACGATTAGCCTGTAGTCTATTCTTAACCACGGTTGACATGGCTGTAAAGATTTGAATGTCTAGAAGGTCTTCAATAACTGCACGGCGATCATTAGCTGATAGCTGCATGAATGGAACGAACGATGCCGAGCCGAGGATGACCACCTGTGTAAAGGACTTGAAGTTCATCTTAAGGATATGCTTCTCAAGATATTCTTGATAATCCTTCGCAGCGGCATCTTGATTCAACATGACACCATCACAATAGATTTGAAAGAGATTTGGTTTTGCACCACGAACAACTTTATATCTTTTGTTGTTTATGGAAAACTCAATCTCAACCTCACAGTTCTTATTGTTGATAGAGTTTACAACATTACCCTTGTTCACCTTACGAAAAGGCTTACCGAATAGCACAAAAGTCAATGCGTCGAGGAAGGTTGACTTCCCCGACCCATTGTGGCCCATGATTAGAGTATTCTTGTGCGTATCTAGTTCAATTTCTGTCCATACATTACCTGCGGACAGAAAATTCTTCCACTTGACATAATGAAAAGTTATCATCAAAACTCTCTTGTTGGAATCTTACCCTCTAGTAGATCGGAGATTTCTTCACCCGATAGAGTTTCGTATTCTAACAGACCATTAGCAAGTTTGTCAAGGTCTTTTCTTTTCTCTGTAAGGATTTTCTTAGCAGTAAGATATCCTTCTTCAACAAGCCGCTTGATTTCCATATCGACTACCTTCTGAGTTTCTTCGGCAATCTTTGGTGCATGGAACATATCTGCACCTGGTGTTGAGTATGCCATACGACCTAGAACAGGAGAGAAACCATACTCGGTGACCATAGAACGAGCAAGTTGAGTTGCCATCTGAATGTCACCAGATGCACCAGAAGATACCTTGTCATCACCAAAGATCATTTCTTCTGCTACACGACCACCCATAGCCATTGCTAGATTGGCGATCATTTCATCATAGTGCATGGAGATTTTATCTCGCTCTGGTAGGGACTGAACCATACCCAAAGCACGACCACGAGGAATGATTGTTGCTTTGTGAATTGGAACAGAACCAGGCATGTTAAGAGAGACTAGAGCATGACCAGCTTCGTGATATGCAGTCATCTTCTTTTCTTCGTCAGTCATCATTAGTGAACGACGCTCAGGACCCATAAGGATCTTATCACGAGCATCTTCAAACTCCATACTAGTAACGATACGCTTTGATCTTCTAGCAGCAAGCAAAGCCGCTTCATTGACTAGATTAGCAAGGTCAGCACCAGAGAAGCCAGGTGTTCCCTTTGCAACTCGCTTTAGATCAACATCAGAACCAATTGGAACCTTGCGAGTATGAACCTTAAGGATCTTTTCACGACCAATAAAGTCTGGGTTAGGAACTTGAATCTGACGATCAAAACGACCAGGGCGCAATAGAGCCTTATCTAGAACATCTGCACGGTTTGTAGCAGCGACAATGATAATGCCTTCATTAGTTTCAAAGCCATCCATTTCAACTAGCATAGCGTTTAGTGTTTGATCACGCTCATCATTACCTGATATACCGTTTGCTCTTGAACGACCAACAGCATCGATTTCGTCAATGAAGATAATGCATGGTGCATTCTTCTTTGCTTGTTCAAACATATCTCTAACACGACTAGCACCAACGCCGACGAACATTTCAACGAAGTCGGAACCAGAGATAGAGAAGAAAGGAACATTTGCTTCACCAGCAACCGCTCTTGCTAACAGTGTCTTACCTGTTCCTGGAGGTCCGACGAGTAGAACACCCTTTGGAATCTTTCCACCAAGTCTATGAAACTTTTCTGGTGATTGTAGAAACTCTACAACCTCTTGCAAGTCTTCTTTGGCATGATCAACACCAGCAACATCATCGAATGTTACCTTAGTCTGATTTTCAGTAAGAAGTTTGGCCTTAGACTTACCAAGTCCCATAACACCGCCCGGACCTCCGGCTCGACCTCGTGATAGAAAAATCCATAGTGCGAAGAATAGGAAAACAGGAAGTAGATTGATCAATAGACCAAACCAAAAATTACCTTGTTCTTCTTTAACTGTGATATTTACTTTGTGCTGTTCAAGGCGAGGGAGTAGATTACTAACTCCGGTGACTGTGGTGGTGAACTGTCGGTTATCCATATAATGTCCGACAACTTCGGTTCCTATAATTGTTACATCATGAACTCTTCCAGCATCGACTTGTGCAATAAAGTCACTGTAGCCGATTTCACTGATTGCTTTCTGTTTAGGATTATCAAACATAAAGGCAACTAGACCGATGGTCAGTCCAATAAGTATAATCCATGGTAAATTCTTTTTAATCATATCAAACTTCCTTAAGTTTATCGAAGTATTTATACAGTCTCGACCTGTAAGGCCTCATTGTATATGTCCATCATAAAGTGTTTCATTTTACCGCTATCTAATGGTAATGTTAGCGTATCGATATACTTACGAAGGATCGTAGGGGTATCTTCCGCTTCATTTACTTCGTCTGCTTCTTCGTTCTCTAAGAGAACTGTTGGATCTTCTACGACCGTGATATCTAAAGGACTTGCCTTATAGATAGAATCAAATAGTAGATCGAAGGCATATGGGTTAGACTTATTGATAACAACAAGCTTAACATAAGTATTCTTATATCTAGAAAAGTCTGTTTTCTGTATCTTCTCTACGATTTCAGGATTAGCAACATCATCATACTTTGCAATCCTAAACATTCTATATGGATTCTGGACGAACTCTAAAACTCTGGACCCCGTATCAAATAACGAAAAACCTCGGGGATCATTATAATCATGCCAAGTATATTCTCCAAAAGCGCCAATATAGGATACATTACCAATAGTGCTACGATGATGATAGTGACCTGAATATACCTTATCAAATTTATCAAATGCGATGCGTTCCATACCATGGTCTGATATCTGTCCTCTATGCATTGTAAAGCCTGTCAACTCAAGGTGACCCATGAGAATAGATGCTTTAGGTTTGGTGATTGCTTCTAGTGCTTCTGCACGATTGGAGTCTGTGATCCATGGCATTAGCTGAATGTCTAAGCCATCAATGTTGATGATTTCAGGAACTGAATAGATGTTAATATTAGAGTATCTACCACGGACAACTTCGTCTAGAGCATTGACCTCGTGAGTATCTTTGTAATACATATCATGATTACCAACAACGATATGCGTTTCAATACCTCTTTCTGCTAGAGGTTCAAAGAAATCTTCACGAAGGCGCTTGGCAGACATAAAGTTGATATACTTACGGCGATCATAGATATCACCAAGATGAATGATATGCTTGATACCATGTTCATCAATCTGATTGAAAAACCATTGCCAACATTGCTTTTGATACAACTGAAATGCCGGGTTGTCATTTCTGACCCCGGCATGTGTATCTGTTACCATCGCAATCTTTGCCATACCCAATCCTTAAAGTCTAGTATTAAGTTCAAAGAAACAGTATATATCATAAAGATGATATTGTCAATCGTCTTTGGTAATTTCATTATAGATATCAACCTCGGATTGTCTTATCCATCCCAAATTGATCATTCTACGAAACACCTTCTGCTTATCCTCAGGGTTAAGCGGAACAGGTTCTACGATCTTATCACAAAACCATTCTAAGTTTTGCTCAATCTCTTTAACAATATCATCCGTGTCCATTATCGTGGTCCCATCTTATATCGAGTTGACTGAACCATTTCCTGATCATATTCTAGTAAAGCCTTATCAATAGCTTTACGAATACCTTCTAGTCTCATTCGATAGTTACTACGAATATGAACACGCTCACCTTTATTCTTAAGGGATGTGATCAATGTCTGTACCTGAAAGGGCACATCATACTGATTCTCTTCCGTCATCATTCTCTCCTTCAACAAACTTTTCTAAGCCTTCCTTGGCCTTCTTTCTTTCGAGTTTCTTTAGAAGTTCTCTTTCCTCAAAATCTCGTATGAAGTCATTAATGTTATCATAGATGTTTGAAGAAATCAAGTGATTTCCATCGGCATCAATCATAAGTGAGGCATCATTAGTATGCAGAACACTTTCTTGAAACCTCTTATACATTATATATTTGTTCTTCTTTTCTTTGTTCTTCCTTCTCTGAAAGGCGTAGTAACTAATCTGTGTGAAGTATGCAAAGGGGTTCTCTGACTTCTCGGGATTGAAGTTATCGAAATACATGAAACAGTTTTCAATTGCATCCGATATCATTTCATCACGATATGAGTAGTTCATGAACAAAGGCTTGGTGCTAAGATGCTCCGCAATGTCCTTAATACACTTACCAATGTAGTTTGAGATAACAGGCTTTGTTAGTCCATGCTGTTCTGCATAGGCACACTGTTTCTTGTATTCTACAATCTCTTCCAAAAACTTCTTATTATCTACATAATGACGCTTAACTTTTTTTGCCATTTTATTCACTTTCTTTCATTTTTGGGCTTGACAACATTTTCAACTTAGGGTATAATGGTCTTTAAGAAACCACCACCTAAACCTTAACCAAGAGCAACCGTCGAGCGAAGCGAGACAAACTTGCGTTAGCAAGTTCACCTTACTTGAACCCTGGTTCGGTAAGTGTAATAAGTTTCGCTATCTGCTTCTCAAGGATAGGACCTCTGTTAGGCCACTTGATGATAGGCTGATCGGAGTTCTTTGCTAGGTTCTGTAGCAAAGGCATATAAATCTTCCTAATAGCTTCTAATCTCTTTTTAAGATCGGCCACTTCGTCTTGTGTCGGTGCGATGGCGTCTGCGATAATGTCGTCTTCGTTACCGAAAGAAAAGCCGAAATCATCGGTTAGGTCCGCATCGTCAAATGTGAGATATGGATTAGTTTCTTTTGTGGTGGTCGTTGCCATTAGTGATATATCCTTTTCTGTGCGAATGCTTCAAGAGCCTCGGCTATACTATCTTCCTGTTCTTCTGTAAGACTTAGTTCGTCATTGGCAGGATCATTATACTTTAGGTACTCACTAACACTTTCCCAATAGGACGCATTAGTTTTTTCTGATACATCTGTTATTATCATAATTTTTTCGGATTGTAAAGTAAATTCTTGCGTTTCAACCATTCTAGGAAAGACCCATGGCATAAAAGCAATACTATAGAAGCCAGTTTTCTCAGAAGGTATATAAACAACTTTAAGAGGATGATAAAGATGATACATTAGATTATCATCATCACCAACCTCTACTACTTCCGCTATTAAATCATCCCCATTATCGAGACGAATAAACTTTGCTCTAGGATATTCACTGTAATCATCCATCATCTATCCTTCATGTTTATTTTGTAGATTTTGAACTCGAACCCTTCTTCACCATAGACTTTGAGTCTTTCAAAGAAATGCTTAAGGGTAAAGTTCTCTCTTGCTTTCCACTTAAAGTCATCGGCAATGTCATAGAGAGTGGCGGATTTTTTCTTGTCACTAACCCGAAGCCCTCTACCGATTGATTGTAAGTTACGGATCTTGGACTTGGAAGGAGATGCAAATATGACGTTATCCAAGGCCACGATGTTAGTACCAGTAGACAAAACACCAACGGACCCAACAATAATAGCATTACGCTCGTTCTCGACGATCCTTCGAATTTCTTCTCGGTCTTCAACCTCAGTTCCTCCATGTATATAAAATACTTTTCTGCCTTCTTTTACACGCTTATTTAGCATGTCGTATAAAACGGCTCCATGCTTCTCCACATAGTTAAATAGCAGTAGAGTATTGCCCTCTAAGGAGAGGGCAAGATTTACAATGAACTTGTTTCGCTCCTTATTAGATACAATATAGTCAATCTCTGCCTGATAGTCGGCAGTCTTCATATACTGACATTCTTCGTCAGAGTATTTTAGCAACAGGCACTTGATGGTTAGTTTAGCAAGCTGTTCCTTATCCATCAGTTCTTTAGATGTAGTTGCTTTATAGATTTCACCAAACAAACCGGTAAGCACCCATTCATGCGTCTTAGCACCAGATAGAGTACCAGTAACACCGATACGATACGCAGCATTGGTACACTTAGAAATGATATCAGATAGTGCCTTTGCTTGTGCTTGATGAACTTCGTCACAGATTACATAATCAAACTTCTGAAAGTATTCTTTAGGTAATCTTTGTAGTGACTGCCAGGTAGATATGATGATAGGATGCTCTGCCTCTTTATCACGACCTGAATATACTCTCCAACAATACTTATTCATATCCTTACCATTCTTTACAGAATAGTCTTGAAAGTCGGAGAATAACTGTTCTACAAGCGCCGACCTAGGAACGATGATAAGACCTCTCTTCCCTTTGGTAAGCAAATACATAGAGACCAAGTAAAGAAGCAAAGACTTGCCTGAACCAGTAGGAGACAGCACAAGACGACGCTTAGAGCGTATTGCGTGAACGAAAGAGTTAAGCTGATAGTCTCTAGGAGGATGCTTGGGGTTGAGTTTTTCAATAAACTCATTTGCTTCTTCCACTGAAAATGATGTGCCATACTGTTCATCCTCATACTCATAGGTATAACCTCTCTTGCGTATCCACTCCATTACCTGAGGAGCAAGACCACGAAGAATGATACGCTTATTGGCATCAAAGAGGCGAAGATATCCATCCCAGAGTTTCATTTTGTAAGAAGGGACAAATTGAAACCCGGGAGGACGGAATGAGAATGCGTCTCTGAGTTCCCATGCTACACCTTCACTACAGGTGACATGAATATAAGACTCATTCAAATTCCTAATGATCAAGTGTTCCATTATCTACCGTCAAAGTGCTTTCTATAGTCTGTGTATGTCTTTAGGTCCCATGTGCGATTGTTTAGAGATTTAAGAACAAACTCGCAATAGGAGACAATTTCTTCGTGTGCTATTTTCTTAAGCAACAGTTTATTTAGTTCGGGATCAGTTTCGAGTAGTCTAGCAATCTTGGGGTTAGAATGAACATGCTGCATATACTCCCAACCACGCTTATCACATTCTTCCTGTGTAAGATGACCAGCATAGTAATCTTCACGCAAGCCTTTCATGTTTTTAAAGTCCGTATCTATCTTACGGACAAGATGACGATGATAGGACAT